GAGAGCAATACCTCTACCCCATGAGTTAGCAGCGTATCGTGATGCTGACGACACTATAAGAGCAAGTCAAACCATTAAGTTAGCAGATGGCAGATACTCTGTTATCTTACGTAAGGAGAAGAATGATGATTGATTTAGATGAAATAGAGGCGCACCTAGACGAAGGTGGAAAGCTTAACGGTTTCAATGCAGTGGATTTATATCGTGTGGCTAAGAGGTATGAGGATGCGTTATTAAAGATAGTGGATAGTGCGAGGGAAAAGAGAATATCTAAACTTGCGGGTGAAGCTGTTTTTGGAGATGATAGATGACTGATATTCCAACAAGTGAGTTCAGGATAATGCAGCCTAAGAAACAGCCAACAGAGGATGAGGCCAGAGAGAAACTAAACGACCTACTAAATAGGAAACCGCCTTGGCAAGTACAACTTGAAGAAGAGAACAAGCGACTACAGAAGCAATATGATGTAGCTATTGAAGCGATTACCCATCTGAGGTCATCGCCATTTATTGTGGGTAGGTTCTTTCAAGAAGATGGGTTGACACCACGCAAAACAATAATGATCTGCCCTATGGAAGGCTCAGACGCTTTATATGATTATGTATTAAAGGAGAAGAGTGATGAATAAAGATTTTTGGGCATTGGTGGGATTACTTTTAGGAAATTGGGGATATTACATATTATTATCTAGTGATAGTTTTCCAATAGCCTTTACAATCGGTACTAACGTGGGTGGATTGATGATGTATTTTGCAAATGTACTTTACATAGACCCAAAGGATTTAAAGGAGAAGAATGATAAAATATGAAATAAACACTTGACAACTACTAAAACCTATGGTATAATATAGGTACTATTATATAATAACTTAAAACAATCTAAGAAAGAAACTAAAACATGGCTAAATCTAAAACTAAAGAGAGCGTAATGATTAATGCAACTATTAACTGGGCATCACTTGCTGAGGTTAATGAAATGAGTGGTAAGTACCAACTAACTGCTTCACAACTATCCGATGCAGATGTTACTGCGCTTCAAGGCATTGGTCTTGGTCCATCTTTGAAAGAAGAAGATCATAAGGCTATTGCTAAGAAATGGAAACTCGAAGGTAAGCTTAGTGCTGATGAAATTAAACAGAAGATAGCAGACCTACCTGATCGTGGTACATATATTGTATGTAAGTCAGAACCTAAGCGTGAAGAGTACCGCAGAGATGACGATGATCTTCGTTGGTTCACAATCGAAGACAATAACCGTAACCCAATCGACCCTGCTATTGTTGGTAATGGTACTAAAGCCCTTATCAAAGTTGAAGCAGTACCGTACACAGGTTATGGCGGAGGAAATGCCGTTGGTCTATCAACCATAGTCATCTACGACCTTGTTAAGTATGAAGGAGGCAATGATAAAGATGCGGAGATGTATGAGGTAGCTAAGGCTATGGCAGCAGCTAACGCAGCTAAAATCCTTGAAGAAGAAGATGCAAGTGTCGATGCTTCGAATGAAGAGTTTGATTACTCACAAGAAGCGTAACCCTAGCGTGAGGATTGCAAATATTGACGGGGACATTCCAGTATATTCTATTGGTTTTGTCACTGAGAATGAACCCGTCACTCACGCCCTGAATACAATGAAGAAATTCATTAACAATACAACAGAAGCGGCAGGGTGTGGCGACTACAGAATATTTATCACTGGACCAGATAATTTCAGAGATAAGGTAGCAGTCACCAAGCCTTACAAAGGCAACCGCAAACAAAATAAACCAAAACACTATGAAGCAATACGAGAGTATCTGCTTACACGTCATAACGCTGTACTGACATACGGGATTGAAGCTGATGATGCTCTAGGCCTGAACCAGACAGATGACACAGTTCTCTGCTCACTTGATAAAGATTTAAAGATGATAGCAGGTTGCCATTATAACTGGAAGACTACCATACAGTCAACGGTATCACAATGGGACGCTGATAAATTCTTTATGGAGCAATGGATGACAGGAGATGTTACTGACAATATCGTTGGTATCTTCAAGTGGGGTCCAAAGAAGTCAGAGAAACTATTAGAAGAATGTACCTCTATACATCAGATGCATGAGCTAGTAAAGTACGCCTACATGGAGCTACACGACTACTCACCTGAGTATATGGAAGAGATGGGTCATCTAATCTGGATGCAACGCCCTAACCAAATAACATATAAGGATTTCCTTGATGCCAAAATATCGTAGTAAGTTTGAGAAGGAGCTACACAAGCACGTCATGCCTAACTTAGAGTATGAACCTTGGAGACTAAGCTACTTCCCAGTAGAGAAAGAATACATACCAGACTTTGTTAACCCTACCAAGAAGATTATCTTCGAAGCTAAAGGTTACTTCAGAGAGAGGGCAGAAGCAAGTAAGTACTTCCCTATCATTGAAGCTGCTAAGGCTAAGGGCTACAGGTTTGTTATTATATTCCAACACCCACATAACAAAATGCCTGGGGTCAGGAAACGTAAGGATGGAACATTCCAAACGATGTCTGAATGGGCAACTAAAAACAACATTGAGTGGTACAGTTATCGTAACATACCACAGGAGTTATTAAACGTATGAAACATTTTATGATACCTGATACACAGGTTAAGGTTGGTGTAAACACTGACCACTTAGAAGCTGCAGGACATTATATTGTAGAGAAACAACCAGATGTGATTGTACACATTGGTGATCACTGGGATATGTCTTCACTAAGTAGCTTCGATAGAGCAGGCTCTAAGAAGATGGAAGGACAGCGTTACTTAGAAGATATTGAAGCAGGTAACGATGCTATGGATAGACTAATGAAGCCTATTCAAAGGTACAACAGGCAGCAAGCAGCCAACAAGAAGAAACAATACAAGCCACGTAAGGTCTTCTGCATGGGTAACCATGAGTACCGTATCAATAGAGCAACAGAGAACGAGGCTAAGTTAGATGGCTTACTCTCTACAGATCAATTCAATTTAGAGGAGCATGACTGGGATGTTAGAAAGTTTTTGGAAGTTACTAATATTGATGGGATTAATTACTCACACTACTTTGTTAATCCATCTGGCCTCACAGGACATCCGATTGGTGGTACTGTGGATAATAAGCTGCGTCATTTGGGTTGTAGCTTCACGATGGGACATCAACAGTGCTTACAATACGGTCTTAAGTACACTGCGGAAGGTCGTGCTTTGCATGGCTTGGTGGCTGGTTCTTTCTACCAACACGATGAAGACTATCTCGGACCGCAAAAGAACAAAGAACATTGGAGAGGAGTAATCATGAAGCATGAAGTAGCTAGAGGAGAGTATAACCCTATGTTTATTTCAATGCAGTACCTCTTAGAAAGGTATATGTAATGGATGAGATGCTACGAGCTTATGTCTCAGGAGCATTTGACCCTGATGATTTAGTTAATGCCTTAGAGATTGACATTGAAAGATTGATGGACCTCTTATGGACTGAAATATTAGAACACCAAGAACAACTAGGATTTAACACGGAGATTGAAAATGAATACGAATGAAACATTACCTGAAGGAACACACTCAATAGAAGAACATGATACAGCGTATGAGTATGAGAATAAACCATCTGACTATGAGATGCAAGTTAGTTGGGAGTGCTACGTAAAATGTACACAGCTATTCCCTGATGCTGACGTAACATACTTTGGCTACCCTGACTATCGTGTACTGGTTACACCCACAGATTGTGTAGAAGGTATCATGGTTGATGCTATCATGTACGTTGAAGATAGTAGTTTGTCTGAAGTTGTTGAAGAGTATCAGCTAATGACAGGTGAATTTGATGCACAGCTTGAGTTATCACTACATGGATAATGGTGATGACGATGATGTAAAGGATGAACGTATAAGCTATGTGGATGATTTTCTGCATAGCTTATTCAACATCATAGGAGCTTGTATGCAAGAAGGAGATGATGCTACCGTGTCTGTTAATGGTATGCCTATCATGACCTTTAAGGCTACACCCTTTGAAGATGCCCTTGATGAGGCATTCGGAGGAGACATACCAGAAGAAAAGATAGAACAGTTTGGTGATACTGAAGTATTTAACCTTGCTGATTGGAGACCAAAAGGAGATAAGAATTAATGAGTGATCAAATAAAAGAACGTAATAAAAGAATGTGTCCAGACTTACCTTTCGAACTTAGTGAGAACCCTTGGAGGGGAATGTCAGATATGCCTGAAGAGTTATGGGGTACTAAGGAGGGAGAGATATGGCTTGATATGATGAATAGACCTTCAAAGGCATTAGATAAACAAGTAGATGGAGATCACTATAAGAGTTATATGATACAGCCTATTGAGTACGCACAGAAGAATAACTTAAACGCTTGTGAATTTAATGTTGTTAAATATATTACCAGACAT